GGTTCAACAGATGTAATGATGAATATGCGAAAAGGTATGTACGGCTCAAATCTTCTTATGATTGACTTGGTAAACAAAACTGTGGAAAATCATAACTACAACTACTTTGATGATTTCCAAGAAGATAAACATGTAGATGAATATAACCTATATGGTTCTAAGAACGCACCATTAGGTTCACAAGCAAAAGACGATTTCGGTAACAGACTGTCTGATTACGACCAATCAAAAACTTATATGCAAGCTGTTGACAGAGAGGCCCCTAATGGGTTATACTCTGCTAGACATGATGGACAATATGATTATACAGGTACAGATATTTGGTTACAGAGACGTAAGGGTAGATTCTCTGCAATGGAATCTGCAATCTCACTTAGAATTACAGTGCCAGGCAATACCACTCTTCAAGCAGGAGATATGGTAGGTATCGATATGAGAAACCAAGGCATGCTTGCAGAAGAGGAACGTGACCCGATATACAGTGGACGTTACCTTGTAACAAAATTAAAACATGAATTTACTAGAGGTGACGGTGTTTATAAACACAATGTTCACATGCAAGTAATTCGTGATACCGTTAAACAACCATTCCCAGATGTTGGTGTACCATTACAAGACAGTGGCAAACCAACAGACAATCTTGTACCAACTGGTTCACAAGATGCTGGGGATATAACATACTAGAAGGGGGCCAATACAAACAACTCGATTTGTTATGCACAGACTTTAAACTTATAAATTTAACGAGGAAAACAATGACAAATACACTCAAAAACAGACTTAAATCAATGAACTTCCAGAAACACGGTACAAGGAGAAATGAGGTTGAGAGTACAAAAGATGATAAATATATTGAAGAGATTTACTCTCAAAAAGTCAATGAGTTGTTAGGGATAAAAAATGAAAACATTCAACGAACTACAAGAGGGCGTTTACGACCCCAACATATTTAAAGCAATCTTCCTAGCAGGGGGGCCTGGTAGTGGTAAGTCGTATGTTGTTCGTAGAACAACTGGTGGACTTGGTATGAAGATTGTTAACAGTGATGATGTCTATGAGAAGATGCTTAAGGATGTAGGATTAGATACTACACCAGAAGATATCTACTCACCCCAAGGACAAGAGATTCGTGGAAAAGCGAAAAAGACTGTCAGAACAATGCAAACAAATTACATTGAAGGCAGACTTGGACATATCATTGATGGTACTGGTAAAGATTACAGTAAAATTCAAAAACAAGTTGCAATGTTAAAAGGACTTGGATATGACTGTTATATGATATTCGTTAATACCTCTTTAGATACTGCACAGGAACGTAATGCACAACGTAAACGTACCTTACCAGAAGATGAAGTCGCAAAAATGTGGAAAGAAGTTCAAACTAATATTGGACAGTTCCAGAGATTGTTTGGTAACACTAATTTTGTCATTGTAGACAATAATGATGCTGGTGAGGACATATTCAGTAAGGTATGGAAACGATGCATGGTATTAGTCCGTAAGAAGGTATCAAATCACATCGCTAAACGATGGATTAAACAAGAATTATCTAAAAAGAAGAGATAATTACCCTCCAAAATCACTAAAATACTTAAAACCCTCGTTTTTCGGGGGTTTTTTGCCTTTAAATAGGCAATAAATGCCTTGACATTTGTTCTAAAAACATGTATAATAATAGTATATTATGAAGAAAGGATTGAGAATGAAAATATATTTAGATATGGACGGCGTGATTGCCGACTTCTTTGGTGGTATAGAAGAATACTTTGATGTTCCACATTGGAAGAAAATACCAAAAACTGAGGAGTCGATACTGTCCCTCAAAGGTACTGATTTTTTTAATACATTAAGACCTTATGAAACATCTACTGAACTAGTAGATTTTGTAAAAACACTAACAGACGATTGGGGCATATGTTCTTCACCATTAAGAGGTGATAGAGACAACTCTGCATTCTGGAAAAGAACTTGGTTGACTAAGTATGGTTACATGCCTAGTATTGATAACCTTATCTTTACTGGACAGAAAGAACACTATGCTGTTAATAAGTTTGATGGTTCACCAAACATATTGATTGATGATAAACCAGACAATATTACTAGGTGGATTGCTAGTGGTGGTATCGGTATTAGATACCAAGCAAACGAAGATAGTATTACTACTATCAAAAGAAAATTACAATTTGCAATTAAAGAAATGGAGATAGACAATGTTTAAATCATTAATGTGGTTCGGCGTGTTCGTTTTTGTGATGTTATGGTTACTAGCAAAGTTTGCTGGTTTATAAGCCAAATAAGCCTTGACATTTGTTATGAAAACATGTATACTGTAAGTATAGAGTGAAAAAAGAGAGGATATATTATGACTAAATTTGTGAAAGAAGAATTCAATTGGGACGGTATGTACTTAATGTACAAAGGTAACTTTGAAGGTGCTAGAATGATGATGGATGTACGTCCAGATGCTCATCCTAGTTGGGAAGGTAAACTGATGCCTGCGTTTGTTGCCCGTTTTAAGTACGGTTACAAACCTTGGAAAACATGGGTAAACTTTCTTGTGAAGAATGCAACTGTTGAGGAGTACATGAAACTCGCAGAAGATACTTCACCTAGACAGGCAATGGAAACACTTGGATATACAGGAAAATAAGGGAGAGATTATGATAATAGAGAATAGTAAAAAAGTTAGTAAAGGTGGTGTTCAATACGCCAAAGGTAATCGTGAAGGTAAGTGGTATAAACTTGCTGAAGATGATTTGGATTACAACACAAAGTTTGCCTTTACAGAACAAGAATTGCGTGACGAAATAGATGCAATGGCAAAAGTTTTAGGGGCGCATAAAGTAACCCTCTGGAACGCAATATAAGGAGAGAGACATGAAAGACCTTTTCGGAAGTTTACTAGTTATTTTTGGTTTGATGGCGATGGCAGGTTCTGCTGGAGACTGTGATGGTAAGTGCATGGAATATGCAAATACATGGAGTGAAATGATGATGGCAGTAACCATCGGACTTTCTATGTTTGGAACTGGTATCTTTATACTATTCAGTTCCAAATAACTATTGACAAGCCACCATATTTGGTGGTATAATAAATTATATTATGGAGTAAGTATGAAAATTTTGAATTTTGAAGCATCGGATATGGTATCTGTAAATGGGACTAGTTTGCAAGGACATCTCACTACAACTTATGATAGGTTGGTAGAGATATTCGGGCCACCTCAATTTACAGATGCCGATCCTTATGAAAAAGTTGCATGTGAATGGACTGTTGAAGCAGAGGTACAAGATGAGATAGACTCAGATTCTACCTACTACAAAAACTTTACAGTCTATTGTTGGAAGTATGGAAGAATTCCTACTGAAGAATGCGAATGGTATGTAGGTGGAAAGGACTTTGAATCGTGGAGTGTTGCAGATGACATCATTAACGGAAAAGTCTAACGAATTGTTGGGACGGAGACTTGATGCAGTAAATGAACTGCTAAAGAATCCTAATCTTAACAAATGGGCAGTTGACTATTGGAGTCTCGTACATGCCCGTCTATTGCGTAAATTTCACGATACAGAACATGTTCCTTACATGGAAAGGGAAAGTATCATTTATGCACATACACCACCATTTGACAAGGTAAAGTAATTATGAGCGGTATGCATTTGATGCCTGTGTACTATAATACCAACAGTACACGCAAGAAAAAGAAAAAGAAAATCAATCCACAGAAGTATGAAACTCAGTGGAGAGCTCACAACAAGTTTCTAAAGTCTATACGATGTTCAGTTGTTACACTGGATGAGTATATCGACTACGTTCAAGGTAAGGTTAAGAAACCTAAAGGGGAAAAGTGTTACGGTAGCACGAGTGATTCCAAACCACTAGGACGAGGTTCAATTCCTTGTTCCCCTGCCATTCGACAAACACCAGACTATCCTAGTCTATCCAATAACATTGGTGGTGTTGCAACCAAAAAAGAAGTTCCAGTATATACTGGTAATGCTGTCATAGGACAAGCATATAATAAGGGGGGACTACAAGTTCTCTCATCACAAGAAGCGAATGACCCTATGACGGGCAAAAGGAGATAATAAATGGCGTTTCAAGTACATAAACAAGGTAAGTTGTGTGACCAGTTAGAGGCACAAGCATATGATTGGGTAATGCATGATGTTACAGAACAATATGGTGTTGAAAGTTTTGATGACTTAGGAGTAGAACAAGTCAATGAGATTGAAGAATACCTTGAAAATGATGATTGGAAAGAGGACTATGTACAAATGGCACTACGAAGTCTGATTGACATGCATGAATCACGGCAAGAGGAGTATCAGTAATGCGTGAATGGATATATAATTGTTGGAACGTGGTAATGAACCACGAGAAGAACCCATTGAGTGCAATACCAGATTTTAGTACACGACATATGATTATGCAAGTATTGGCATGGATGTGGTGTATAGTATTCGGTATTATTGTCGGTAGTATGTATGCTGGTGTATTCAGTATGGTACTTCACACATTAACACTTGGTGCAATTGCAATTACGGTTGCAACATTTGAAACAGCAAAACGCCGTCCACATTTCTTTGGTGGATTTGGTAGAGGAAAGGGTGGAGAACACGAATAATGGTTAAGAAAATAGAAACAGTGTTGAAAAGGGTTGAGATTACCTATATTGAGGAAATCGACCACGATGATGTTGATAAACCTAGGCAAATCAAAGTTGTTACTGAAACAACTAAATGGTTTCCTCATTCAGCATTAACACACAAAAATCCTGTTAAATCGTATACTAGTGAATACATCTAAATAGGTGAATGAAGGTGGTGAAAATTTTATATGATGGTAGTCAAGAAAATAGATTACAGAGTAGCGACACTATTCGTACAGGAACGTCATTACAGTCCAGTAATGCCAAAACTCACTAAGCATCATCTAGGAGCATATGTTGATGAAGAACTGGTTGGAGTACTAACCTTGGGTTGGGGTACTAATCCGATGGGAACTATCAAAAAGATGTTTCCTACACTTAGTACATCTGACTATTTTGAAATCGGTAAAATGTGCATGGATGAATCTATGCCACGCAACAGTGAATCACAGATGCAAAGTCTGACTATACAATGGATGAAGAAAAACACACCAAACGTCAAATATCTCTACACATGGGCAGATGGTATCGTGGGTAAGCCTGGATATGTCTATCAATCTGCAAACTTCCTTTATGGTGGTTTTATATGGAGTGATGTGTATGTTACGGATGAAGGGGAGAAGGTACACTTCAGAACCATTCAACGTAAGATGAAAAAAGAGATGAATAGACACGACACCAAATACGGCCCAAGACCATCTGATGAGAAGATGGGTGAACTTGGGTTTTCTCGTGTTTGGGGTAAACAATTCCGATATATCTATCCACTTAATAAGAAAGCAAGAAAGTTCTTGAAACAATCTACTATGGAGTGGAACTTAGACTATCCTAAAGACAAGGATTTGCAGTGGAAGATGAAACGCCCAGGCGAGACTTCCTATACTATATCGGACACTATGCCATATGAACACAAAGGGGATAGTGTAGACCATAACAAAAGTAACGTGAATAGAATTGCTGATAAACACGGTACTGCAACCTTAGAGGGATTCTTTTAAATGAATATATCACACAGAATAGATGTTCTTAAAACAAAACACAAAGAGTTACATGCAAGAGTTGAAGCTGCAGAAGCAGAGAATGCACCAGACCAGTTCCTAACGAGTATGAAGAAAGAAAAACTTAAATTAAAGGATGAGATTGAACGTCTGGAGTCTGGATGGGCAGGACAAGATGGGGGGTTAGAATATTTTGGGTAAGAAGTATATACATGTTAATCAACATAAGATAAGGGCGAATAAGAAACATGGAACAGACGAACCAGTTATCACAATCAAAGAAGGTCGTAGTAATACCTATTGTCACGAGGTGCGAATACTTGGAGACAGTGTTGTTAGGTATGGGGGGAATGATAAGCCTATCCTTTCTTGCGGCGCTCGTGTTGTCATAGAAACAGAAGGAAAGGTCGAAGTAATACGATGAGTAGTTTATATTGGAAATGGGATAATGCAATCACACCAGAACGGTGTCAAGAGATTATTGACAGTGCGGGCGATACGTTTGAAACTGCTGTTGTTGGTGATGAGAATAGAACGGATAATAAGGTACGCAAAACAAACATACATTGGAGTAACGACCAAGAGTTGTTTGATATGGTAGGACATTACGGTGCATCTGCAAATCGACAAGGTGAATGGAATCTACAAACCAATGCAATGGAGAGTATTCAGATAGGACAGTATCCTACAGGTGGACACTACGACTGGCATGTAGATGGACTCGGATTAGACCCGATTGATGCGCCTGAGAATGAGTTGCTACATGGTAAGACAAGAAAGATTAGTTTCGTACTATGGTTAAACGATGACTTTGAAGGAGGCGAGTTCGAATTCCATAAGAGTCATACAAAGGATAATGTTATTAGACCAAGTACAGGGACAATTCTACTCTTTCCATCATGGGTAATGCATAGAGTGAAACCAGTAAAGAAGGGAACACGATACAGTGCAGTATCATGGCTCGTGGGGAAACCAGTACGATGACACAACAGGTTCGATACAGTAGGTA